ATAATCTGCTCTTCCGTAAATCTCTGCTTCTTCATGCGTCCGTCCTTCAATAGGCCGGACTCTAATCCAAACTGGAGGAAATTACCCGTGGCAGGTCAGCACCGACCCAGTGAAGATGGCGCCCTTGCGCTGCCCTATCCAGCTCCGTCGGTGCCGACGTCTATGTACCGCCCAATCGACCGTAGGTAGGCCACGATCTCCGACTTGAGGAAATCACGGTCGCCGTAGGTTTCCTCAATCTGTTCCAGTTTGCGCTCTACCTTCGCATACTCAGCCGGGGAAAGGTCTGCGTCCCCGAGCACGTATTTGTCGTGACCGACCGCACAGATACCGCAGCCGGTCTCCATGATTTCATCGACGAAGGCGGGAATGTCACTCTCCTTCATCAGCTTTTGTTTGATGCTCTGCGCCATAGGGTTGCTCTCGTTCGCGAATTCGCGCGTAGATTAGACAGGCTGCCGCATCACAGTAAACTCGTAAGAAGTGACAATCCTCGAACCGAGCTCGCCCCGGTTCGTTCCATCAATGCCGCCCCTCGCTGCTCGTGCCTTTGCGTTTTCTACATCAGCTCGAACACTGCCGCCTCGTCCTCCCGCTCCCTAATCCCCTTGAATGACGCATGTCGGAGCTTCCCGTCGTCGGTCCAGGCGCGGTATTCGACCTCCGCGACCAGTACCGGCTCGACAAACACTGCGGCTTTTCTCCTCAGGGCTACGGCCGGCGATTTCGTCGCCATCCCCTCGAGGAGCTTCCGCAGATCTCGCGAGAGATCGTGCGACCAGCCCGTGCCGCAACCGCCGACATAGACGAGCTCTCCGCCCTTCAGCGCGGCAAGCAGAAGCCGACCGAGGTGGCCCGGCACGGTCGACGGCTCGAAGCCGACGATCACGAAACTATCCCGGCGCTTGCAGGTGATCTTCTGCCACCACTCGCCGCGGCCGGAGCGGTAGGGCTTCTCGACGTGTTTGGCGATGATGCCTTCGAGCCCGTGCGCGCAAGCGACGCGGAAGAACTCGTCGCCATCCGCCTGCACTTCTTCCGACAGCCGGATCGCCCCTTCCCGGCCGGCTACGAGCGGCTCGAGCAATCGCCGGCGCTCGCGGAGCGCTAGCCGGCGAAGGTCGCGGCCGTCGAGATAAAGGAGATCGAAGGCAAAGAAGACGATGGCGCCGGCCTCGACCGCCGAAGGCAATCGCCCGAGCGCCCGCTGTAGCATGCCGAAATCGGAGCGACCTTGGTCGTCGAGAACGACCGCCTCCCCGTCGAGGATCGCTGTCTTTACGGCGAGCCGACGCGCGTCGTCAACAATCGTGGGAAAGCGTTCCGTCCAGTCGTAGCCGCCGCGCGTGAGTATCCGCACCCGGCCAGGCTCGATGTGCACGGCAATCCGATATCCGTCCCACTTCACCTCGAAGGCCCAGTCTGGCCCCTGCGGCGGCTTGTCGACGAGCGTTGCCAGGCAGGGATCAACCCGCGCCGGCATGGGATCAGGCGATGAAATCTCGGGCGGTTTCTTGGCTGACGGTTTCGCCATGACCAATCAACGCACAGGGAAGCAGAATCGCCGCGTTTGACATCGGAAGAAAGACTCCCAGTACCCGTCGATCGACGGGTACTGTTTAGTACACTAAACCTGCTCAGCCTGGGTCATTGATCTGAAAGGCCCAGCCATCTTCGGTTTTATACGAGCGCTGCCAATTATAAGAATCTTTGTCGTCCCACTCCATCTCGGACCACGGGCCGAAGCAGTTATTTTCGTGCGAGCATAAAGCCTGAATGTAATTTGGAGGCGACGACCCGTCGCTTCCAGAAATACCGCCGTTTTCATTATTAACCGAAATGCTGTCAGCGTAGAACTGGCCGTTATACCAATCGCCGCCGGAGAGTCGCCGATGAGTGATTCCTAGGTATCCGCTGTATTGCTGATTGCTGGCGCCATGCACGTAAACAGAGAATGCAACAAACTTGTCCTTGTTGACGCACCCGTAACCGTCATAGTCGTAAATGCTATTAGAATCGTCCCACTTTACTGTGTAGGTCTGCCTAGGACCGATGGTCTGAGGCCAATTCACGCTCGTGCCGCTCTCGATGCACCTGCTGATGGTTTTCGTAATTTCGACCGTCTTGTCTGTGTTGTTGATAATGTCAAATTGATGCGACCCCTCGGCGTAAGCCGCGGTCGATCCAACGAGCGAAACACTTGCAGCTATGAAGATCCGCGCACGCAGTCTCCCCAGCTGCTCAAGTTTGCTTGAGCAAGCTACCTGTATTTTCATCGGATTACTTCCCTGTGGTTTTGCGCATATCCGCTCCGGGCGGGCGTTCGCAGGGCATTCGCAGCCTATGCGGCGTCTCACGCGGTGCTTGACCACATCTAACCCGTGTTGGTTGTAAATTTAACTGTAAATATCCACTGGAAGTTTATTTTTCCGTACATGATAGAGCCGTTCACCACCGGTCGGTTCTTCCTGAGGAGGTCCAATTTTAGGACAGCGCCTCTCTCCTCGCCCTTCGACCGCTATAAGGCGTTTTGGCGGCCTGCGGCGGGAGGGCAAGAGCAGTGACGTTGAAGATATCAAGAGTTCGCGGCCGTACTGAACCGCATTGACTCTTCTCATGCCGGGAACATAATAGGAACATTCAGGGCGATGCGGCGCCATTTCATCAATCAGGGGCGAAAATTAGAAAGACGCGCGTCATGCGAACACTTGCCGATAAGATAGGAACCGCGATTGAAGTTGATCTTGCGGTAATGCCTGCGCACCAGAGGCGGGCTTATGCCGGCCTCGATCAGTATCGCCGTCCCATCGAGGTGCGCGGCGTTCAGGAACTCGCCGAGGGAATTGCCGAATCCTTCGGGGCATTTGCGATATTCGATGTCGAGACGGTGCTGCGGGCTCCGGCGATCGCGCCATTCGTTACGCAGACTCTCTACTCGATCCCGCTTGAACTGCGGCGGGCCGCCTGTGACCGCGACCGGCTGAAAGCAGAAGGCGCGCGAAAGGAGATGGCGCGGATAATCTCGGCCGCACTGCTGGCACGATACCATTTCGAGCCTTTGAAGCACGTCAGCACCTCATGCCATCCGAATTGGGAAATGGCGTTCGAGCAGCAGTTTGGCGCCGGTCGAGGAGGCGATCGCCATGAGTGACGAACTGGGCGCAAAGCCGCACTATGAAGCCGGCCCCTACGTGCATTATTGCGAGCATCCGGGCTGCGAGAAATGGGGCAGCTTTGGCTTCGCGGTCGGCCGCGGCGAGCCGAACTGGTACTGTGGCGAGCATCGGCCGGAGTGGAAAATCGGCCCGATAACCCAGGCGCCGTTGGCCGCGCGAAGAACAACGTGAAGCCGCCGACCATCTGCGCGAGTCAATGCGGGCCTTCAACATTCCATTCGGGGGGAGCGTACCGGGTCTGAGGGCGGTCGACGCTTGTCTAGCCCGACTTACTGACGAGTGATCACTTGATAAGTTCGGTCGCCTTGCATTCGGTCGTTTGCCTTCTCCAACAAGAACCGGATGGTAATGCGATCTCCCCAATTGACTTCTAATCCGTGAAGATCCTTGACTTGTCGTTCAGCTTTCCGAGTGTCAGCGCCATACAATCCGTCGAACGGTCCCGGATCAGCACCAGCATAGTAGAGGCAGGCCTGTCTGCCCTTCCATTTTCGACTCCGCACCACATCCCCTTCACCTGGAACGTCGACGAGGTCCTCGATCGCATCTCTGATAATTTGCTCTTTGTCCCCAGCAAATGTTTTACCAACGGAACAGACGAAATAGGAAGCGTCTCCAACGTTCACTTGCGTAGGTGGGGCCGTAGGGCTGGCCAAAAGAGATCCTGCGATCAACGCGGCAGCGACTGCCCTCCCTATCTCCCTGAAGTCTCGGATAAGCAGCCGAAAACGAACCTTGGCTCGAGCGCTCCCATACTCTACGACCTCAACAGAAAGCGATCCGCTGATGGTGTAGTCCGTTGTAAGCCGGAGATTAAACCCGCCGTCATCGGAAAAAATCGCGCCGGCGTCATCAAGAAACATTGACTGACCCGCAAGGGCTTCTTGGGTATCCCAATTCGGATGAAGCCATTCACCTGCTAGCAGGTCGGCAAACGTCAAATGTGCAATGCCGCTGGCGAACTTTGAAAAGATTCCGTAGACGGCGTCGCAAAGTTGCGCCCTTGCCGCCAGCGTGCAGATATCGAGGTAGTCATCCTCACTGAAGCCGGCATTTTGTGACGTGAGAACAAGAATATCTTCCTCCACGTCCACGCGCACTTCCACGTCGATCCAATCGAACACCGCGCTCATTCGCCCCTCCCCCTACAGCTGCCGAACTCTAGTTCTTCAGCAACCTTGAATATAACGCCGACGTTATGCAATTAAAAGCGGAGATCACTTTCAGCTCGTCTCCCGACCGCAAAAACAAAAAGCCCCCAGGCCGTTCAGGGCATGGGGGCAAGGATAACCGCAGCATTTTTATGTTCTAGTTGAGCGCGAGGATCGTTGTTCGAAAACCCTGTCTAGCCGTTCGCTGATCGCGTCTATTCGGCTGCCGACGCCCTCAATCGCACGCATGATCTGTGCCGTCTGGGCTTCCATCCCGGCTTTCGTGGCGTAGGTTTCGGCTGCCCGTAGCTTGAACCCCGACAGTTCCTCGGCGACCTTACTGGCCCGCTCCTCCGCAGCCCGTATCCGGCCCTCAGTAGACTTCTCGCCTTCCTTGACGCGGCTGTCGATCTTCCACCAGATGCCCCAGCCAGCACCCGCGACGGTCAGGAAGAAAAGGACCGCCTTCATAATTTCTTCGGGGGTCATCGCCGCCCCCGTATCGCCGCAGCCACCGACTGAATACCGGCAACACCCGCTCCAGAGCCGAACACCGCGGCTATGATCTGAGAGGCGTATGGCTTCACACTCGGCGGCAGGTCGGCAATGTGGCCGGAGAACAGGAAGACGCTATCGAGGCAGATCGCACCAAGCCAGAAGCCGACAGGCGCCGCGAAGAGCGCCCACACGTACCAGAACACGCGGGACTGCATGGCGGTGGCGCGCGTCTCGGCTTCGGTGGCGATGTATTTGGAGATGACCTCGCCGGCGACTTTCTGCCGTTCGGTTTCGTTGTCGATCGACTTGTCGAGCGACGTAAGGATCCGATCGAGCGGGCCGTTTGTAATCCATTTTAGCAGGAGACTAAGCATTGCACCTCGGTACGGGTTGTGCTGCTATCCGCACTCAACCTGAGTGCAAGCCATGTTCAATGAAGAAATCGACATCCCCTGCCCTGAATGTGGCCATGAGGCCAGCAAGACGGTCGATTGGGTGAAAGCAAACGACGAGCTCTCCTGCAGAAGATGCGGGAGCGTCATTGAGTTGGAGAACGAAAAGCACCTGCTCATTATCGAGCATGTGACACAGAGCATCACGAGACTCAGGCGATCGCTCGCCAAGTTTCGCAAGGAGCCACGAGGCACCCCGAGGCGGCGGTGAGGTTCAGCCGCTAGACCGCAGCCTCCTTGCCGCGCCAGGTATTCCAGCGGCGGGCGATAACATCGCGATAGCGGTAAGCCACGTAGCCAACGGCGAGCAGCAGCGCGCCAGCCGCGATCCAGCCCCACGGCAGGCCAGCCATGAACGCCAGCGCACCAGAACCAATCGCGGAGCCTGCGCCCTTGGTGGCCGCATCCTTCATCGCCTTTGCATCACGCCGTAGCTGCGACAGCGTTGCTGGCCCGAGAATGCCATCCGCCTCAAGGTGCGGGTGCGCCTTCTGGTACGCGATGATAGCTTCGCGGGTCTTCTCGCCCATCCAGCCGTCTATGGCGCCGGGATTGAAGCCCTTGCTGGTAAGGATTTCCTGCGCCTCTTTGACGACGCCGTCGGGCTTGCGAGGCGGTTTGGGTGTGGATTCCTTTGCGGCATGGCCTTTGGCGTACCGCCCGTTCAGGAAGAGATCCGCCTCTTCCTTACGGCGCCGCACCAGCCCCGGCAGCTTCTTGCCGTCCGCAGTGTTGTAGTGGCTGCCGAGATAGGCCGCCGCCTCCCTCACCTTGCCTGCGCGCCAAAGGTCGGCCCACGTCCACTGCATCGCGCCAGTGCCGAGGTTGTAGATTGCCGATACAGCGGCGTCCATCTGGTGCTGGGTGCGGTTCTTTGGCGACGACGCGACGACGGCGGCCTCAAATTCGTCAGCAAGCACAGCTGCGAAAATGGCGTCGGACTGCTCAGCCGTTATCTTCGTCTTGCCTGGCACGAGCTTATTGATGCCCAATGCAGCCAGCGCCTGACGTACCGCAGCAGACCGCATCGTGAAGCCAGTGCCGATCGTCGGCACGCCAACCGGATCCAAGTAACAGGTCAGCGGATTTCCTTCGTGGCCACGCACAAAGGCGCGCCCCCGCGGTGACGTGGTCGTGATGGTCATTTGGGATTCCTGTGGTGGTGGTGGTGGTGGTGGTCAGTTGCGACGCGTCGGCATGCGCGGGCGTCAATCGATTGTGGATTCCGCGCCCGCACTCTTCCAGGCCCCGCCCAACCATGCTTAGTTGCACGCGGGGTAAAACTTCATCCTGAGGGGCAATATGAAAATTCGACTGATTGTGCTGGCATCCACGCTGGCTGTAACTTCCTGCGCGATGAGCCTAACCGTGGCATCTGTTGCTACTGCCAATGATGCAGTATTGGCATTCTACGACCGTCAAACGGAAGAGAATCAAATACAGACCAAAGGCGCAACCATAGGGTTCTACAACTACGCCCTGGAGCACTGTGGCGGGCGGGCTGGCATCGCCCTCGATGAGTATCAGGCGAAAGTGGTACGAGCGCTCAGTAAGGAAACCGAAGGCTGGCAAGGGGAACTGCCAAAGGGGAAAGAAAAAGAGGGCTACTTCAGGATCGGCTACCACAGGGGCATTAACGCGGCCGAGACGCAACTCAACAAAGATGGCGCACGTCAATTCTGCTCTGACGCTGCAACTGGCGCTTCCGCGATCGCTGGTTTTTTCAGACCAATCCTGTTTCTGACGTTAAACAAGTAATCGTGCGGGTCATTGTAGTCTAAGCCCCTCACGCGCGACCGGCTGCGAGGCTTGTTGTACTTGCGAACGGGGCTCCACAGTGGTGAATTTCGAAGCCCGCTATTATCCCGGCGCCGCCACGCAGGCTCTTGACAAGACGGCGATTTGGGATCTCCGCCGGTAGGCGGTTGGGCCGACACCTACACGGCAGATTGTGTCGGCCCATAGAATTCTGGGTTGACCGCCCTTCGGCGCGCATAAGCGCCGAAGGTGGAGCAGCAGAAGACCCTCAGAACCCGACCTGCTCCCACTCGTATCCGTGGGCCAGGATGCTATCCGCGGCATTGTTCATGACCGCCTCGAGAGCAAGGGTGATATCCCCAGACGTGCTTTCCGTAACCTCGGCATTCTGCTCGGGCTCAGATGACGGATGGCTGCTGGTGGCCGTCACAAACTGACTGTTAGTGCCGCGGAACCAGATTTCAAACTCTGCTTGAAACGGGCCGGTTGCCGCCGTGGCGAAGCTAATCAGGGTTACCGTCGAACCCAGGCGGACTTGCAAGCGCTTGAACGTGCCAGTCGTCCCGTTCAGGTCACCAAAGACCCGCACGCGGATTTTTTTACACGCTATCTGGCTAAACTGGGTGTCGTTCAGCGCGTCCTGATCGATCGTGAGGCTGTCGATAGTTGTAGCAGTCGTCGAACTGATCGTCTGGTTTGGAAAGGCCGTCTTGATGACAGCCGCGTTTGACCCGTTACCCATGTTGTAGCCGACGATGGTTCCGGTCGAGGCCGTGGATCCGAATCCAATCGAATAGTTGCGGCCGTTGGCATCCGCGCCAGTGCCGAATACCGTATTGCTAGTTGGGTCAACGTGGCTGCCCTGCGTACAGTAAACAGCCGACGCCGTGTTCCTCTTGAAGCTGGAACCGTCAATGTTCAAGCGCGAATTGACCAGCAAGCGGGCGCCAGCATCGTTGTCGTGCTGGAGAACGAAATCCAGGTGACCCGTGCTTAATTCCTGCGCTCGAATGGTTCCGGAACAGCCCTTGATCGCCGGCCCCAATGCCAACGTGCCGGCGTTCTGGGTACCGATCTCAAATTTAGCGTGAAACACGCCGCGGTATGCGAAGCCTCCGGCCGTTGTGCTGTTGAGATAGCCACAGTCGTAGGCAAACCCGCCCTTAACGTCGAGCTTCGAATGATTGAACACAGAGACGCCGTGATAGCAGTCGGTAAGGTGCACATTCTCGAGGAATAGATCCTTGCCGTTGTCGACGCGAATTCCGTTCGAAGAGGTCGAGCCGTTATAATCCTCGACTTCTACGTCCCTCACGCGAAGAGATGTATAAAAACCAAGGATACCAACCGCGGATTCTGTCGCGCCTTCCTTGATTTTCGCAAGCGGCGCCGGCGAGATGTAATCGACTGTTGCGGTAGCACCAGATGTTCCCCCGATTATCGTGTCGCCGACGGCGGGTGTCCCTGACGTTACCGTCGACACAGTGATATATTTCTGCGCGCTGGAGGAAACGACGCCCGTTGCCGTCGCGCCGGAGGGGCTAAAGGTGAGGTTTTCCCCTGTAGTGAAGCTACCCGTCTGTGTCGCAACGGACATTTTGAGGCCAACACCAGGGCCGATGGACACAGGTGGTCCAGCCACAATTATCGGATAAGACGACGGCATTCCTTCATCTGGGAAGCGACCGCGCGCGTAGACCCCGGGGGCGAAATCAATCTGCCATTGTCCTTTTTCCAGCGGCGCCCACTTCTCAAGAGCATCGATGGCATGCTGGAACGTGTCGATCGGCTGCGATGGGGAGAGTCCGTCATTGGTAGACGCTCCGCCAGATGCCGCAGCATAGACGTGATTGATTGTGTCGTAGTTGGCTGGCGTGATGTGCCATTCAGCGGTGACGACCTCGCGCACCGTCAGACTGTCATATACACCGTTGAACGTTGCGCTACCTACAATCTGGATGCCTGTGGTGGTCGCGTTGGATGTCAGCCGCTCCGTGTATGTCCCGGGAGCTGAGCGACTCGCACCGATAACATCCGTGCTGCCATCCAGCCGGAAAGACGCGTTGCCGGCAGACACAGAAACGATCGTATAGGTTATTTCGTAGGTGGTAAGTGGTTTGATGGCGGCTATAGCTTTTGTGGCAAAGGCCGTTCCAGACCCAGGGAAGCTAAGGGAACCGCCGCTGATCGCTGCCCCGCCGGAGAGAGTCCAGCCGGTGGTCGATGAAAAATCACCGTTTCCGACTAGATCGCGACCAAGACCCTCGCGGACGATGACACCAGGGCCTTCATGCTTAACATCGTGAAAATTCGGGATGTTTGCAGTGCTGCGATAAAGACCATCCGGCCAAAACAGCGGCGTGTTATTAGCATAGGACGCCGCTACCGCCGCAGCAATGATAGCCTGCGCGCTGACTGCGCCGGTAAGGTCAACCGACCCATAGCCGGTGACATAGTTAAGCAACGAAGCAGCGGCTTCGGCACGGTCTGCCGCGGCCTCGGCGGCCGCAACAATGGCCGATGAGACTTGATCACTTACGAGGCGAAACGTGCTGCCAGAGATAACGCCAAGCAGGCGCATACCAGCGACGAGACCCCCGGCGGCAACGTTGTTGCCGGTGTTTGTCTTAATCGTGAGCGCGGCGCCGCCGTTAAATGATACCGTCGCGGATCCAGTGTTCGCTTCGAACACATTCAAGATGATGAGCGCTGATTCCGAAACCGGAATGCTCGTCGTCGCCTGAATAGCATTCGGAGTCCCGGCGCCTACGTCGCTAGCGATGATGAACGAGAACGGCAGATCCGAGACGCGCAACCACGAACCAGTGCCCGAGGCGCCCAGCTTCTGGTAGATGCCGTTATTCGCTGCGACCGGATCGCCGATGACCCAAGCCATCGTAGCGGCAGGGTGATTCAGGACCAGATCTAAGCTTGCCCGTAGGGTGAAAACTAGGCCGCTATTGGCGCCGATGGCATTGATGAACGCTTCAACCCATGTGCCCCACGAGCGCATGTCGCTCTTTTTAATCTTATGCGACCCAGACGACGGCACACCATCAGTTTCGTAGTCGCGGAAGGCCTCTGCTGCGGTGATGGCCATGCTTGCTCCATATAAAGAAAAAGCCCGCGCTAGGGCGGGCTGCAAAATCCAAATTATGCTGTCGGCGGGTGGCGTTACGTCACGACAAACGCCCCAGTCGCGACCGCCGCGCCTGCAATGCCAGACGGGTTGATCGACCGAAGCCAGCCGTAGTAGGTGCCGGCCGCCAAGCTCGTGACGACGCGCAAGTCGGTCGCGCTAGGCGGGCCGTACTCGGTTGCCGCAAGCGTTGCCGTTCCCAGGTTGTCGACGGTGTTGATGTAGATGCGGCAGGCGAAGTAGTTGCTGCTGTTAGGCGCGGTCCATTGGAATTCCGCTTGCCCAACATCAGGCGTCACAGACACACCCGTAACCGGACCCGGCGCAACCGGATCTGCCGTAGCGGTCAGCAGCACGTAATCGGTCCACTCGGACTTCGTGCCGCCGCCCCAAGCTCTCAGCCTGACGCGGTACTCCTCGCCATCGACGAGATAACCGGAGCGAACCTGCGTATCGCCGGCAACTGAGAACACAGACTGCACGCCCGTCGAGCCGCTGGTGCGGTCGTACTCGAGCTCGTAGGTCAGTGTGTCGTCGACGAAGGTCCACGTCGCATTGATGAATGCCGCCGTGGCGCCGCCCGAAACGACTTCCGTTTGGATCGTCGGCACGAAGCCCGTAGGCACAGGCACGCCCTCGTCGGGCAACGGCTCGACGGACTCGCCAGGCTCGCCCTCTTCCGTAGCGGCGTTGAAGCTGTAAAGCGACGCCGAGACAAGGATGCCTGAGAACGAAATGCGCATGTTGCGCAGATCGATCGTCACGCTGGACGTGATCTCCACAACGGCCTCAGCCAGCCCCCGCGACGGATAATGCACCGTCACGAAGCGCCGGTAAGGGATATCCCTAACGCCGTCTGCCGTGTAGTCCGCGACCACCGACACGCGCCGAGCGTTCGCCCGCACAAACGTCAGTTTCTGCTTGCGCTGGCAGTGGTTATGGCTCTGGATTGCTGCGTTCTCGAAAGTCCGCGTGCGCTCCGTGTTGTCGTCGACGACGGCATATGGGTCGCCGTATATCGCGGCATCTTCGGTGATGTAGTCCTTGGCCGTGTTGACGTAGCGGCCGCGGACGCCGAGCACCGTGTTGGCGCGCCGCTTGTTCTTGTCGACGCGGATGCTGTAAATGCCCTTGGCTTCCAGCCGCACGTCAGGCGTGACGAACTCGCCGGCATGCACGCCGATCTTGCCGTCGGCGCGCTCGTAGACAACGAGCTCAGCGGCTTCGTCCATGATGCGGCCGACTTCGATCGGGTCGTTGCTGGCGCGGAACCAGAAGCCGCCGTGATAGCGCTTCTCCGTTGCCCCGCTGCGGTTCGTGACGTTCTGATCGCAGACGTTGGCTGCATTCTGCCAATCCGGCAGATACATGTTCTCGTAGGCCATCTTGCCGCCGACCGGGTGGCATAGATGCCAGAGCCGCATCAGCGCCAGGTTGGTCGAGAACTCCCATGTCAGCGGGTTGTTGAAGCGGTGCGACCCAGATCCGCCCTGCGTGCTGTCCTTGCGGGGATCATACAAGAGTGCGCCATCGCCGACCGCCGAATGCTCCGGCATGCCGTTTGGGTACACGTCGAGGTGCTCTTTTTGATCAACGGTCGCGACACGCATGTAGACGGACGCGAGGCCGTCGCCGCGACAGTTGTTGTTCCAGATCGTAGGAAAGGCGGTGACCACATCGGAATACGCGGTCTCGGCGTTCAGTCCTTGCCTCGTCTTGATGTGAACGAAGCTAACGCCGTCCTTGTCGTAGTTCCCCGGAGAGGTGACCCCGCCTTCTGCGTTTAGCGTGGCCTTCTCGTCGTGCAGGTAGTGCTGCACAAACCGATGAATGCGATGCCCGGCCCACACCATGATGTGGTGAGCCTTGCCACCCTTCTCCTCCAGAAAGACGTAATCGCTACCCTTCTTGGCCGTGCCAAGTACATAGGCAAGCGACGGTACGCTCTGCTTCAAGTTATAGCTGCCGTCGTCAGGCTTCGGCACCTTCGGCTGATCAGGCGAGAAAACAGAACTGGCAAGATAAAGACCGCCAGCGAACACCGCGTAGCCAAGTGCCGTAGCCAAAGGGCCGGCCAGGGTTGTGGCGACCGCCGTCGAGGAAATCAGGAAGGAGAAAATCGGCCCCGCGATTAACTGTGGCATTCAGATTCTCCAAGCCGCTAGCGTGCGCGCCGTCATTCGGCCGAAGCCGCCGTTCATGCGAACAAGCCAGCCGCTGCCGTCATGGATGGCGCCGAACTGGCGATCAATGTTGATGGGGCTGCCGACGGCGCCGATGTCGCCGCGCTGCGGTCGCTGGATGCGTTTGCCGCCAATGTTGGCCACACAGGACGCCACCAAGGGCACAGCGCCATGGTGGGCCGCTATGATGCCGCGGAAGCCTTCGTCGCTGTCGTACGCGCCACGCAGGTGCGCGGCGGGGTCCGGATGGCCAAGCCAAACCGCCCAGTCGGCGAGAACCATGCAGCAGTCGACATCACCGGGTTGCCAAGGGCGGAGGTTGTTCTGACGCAGAAAATCGGAGAGTACGTCCATGACAGACTCGACTCCCGGTTGCCGGTGTAGTTTCATCCGCGTCGCTGAGAGCTACGGGGAGGAAACACCGATGACAAATATTTGGGATACTGACTTTGGCGCCATGGCCGGTGCCAATTCATTTGCAACGCTGAATACGCTTTACTTGCTGATCGACAAAAAGCTCATCTCGCAGCAGGAAGCTGCTCAGGTATTCACTGAAACAGCGCGGCAAGTCAGAGAGGGCACCGAAGACGGCGCCCACCCAGAGATCGGAGAACGAGTCGCCACCATGATGGAGACGATGGCTGGGTGGTGCTTGGGGCACTCAGGAGTTCTCTGATCTGTGATTTTGTAGGTGTCAAATGCGCCTCCCCTACCAGTTGGGCCACGAGATTTTTTGATCCCTCATCAGCGGCACGCGCTTACATATCTCGTCGTCGGCCGCAGATGGGTTGAGCACGGCTGAGCGCGCGCGCTGGTCGACGTCAGAGAGAACCGATCCGTTAGTAACCGTCCGCATCGTAAAACGGTTGGTTACCTCAATGTTGACCGCAGAGCGGATGTTGTCGCCAGTGCCTTCATCAACAACATCGAGGTTGTCGATTTCGCCGGTAAAAACCACGATCGGATCACCGTCGGGCTGCTCGTCCTCGTCGAGGATCTGCAGTTTCACGATGAACGGCGAGCCCTGCACGCTGGCCGCTTCGTCATATTCCCAGATGTCATCCGCAGCCGACTGGCTTACGGATATGAGCGACAGAGCGAGCGTATATGCCTCGCCGTTGATGGCCGCCTCGAGCGACTGCAGCGCGTCCTCGGTGAACTGCGCCGGCCGATAGAAGTTGCCGTCGCCGTCGACGAAGGTGCCGCCCGACCCATCCCATACGCGAATTGTCTCCTCTGGCAACACGACGTCGCAGATGATGCGCAGTGATTTAATTGCCATCCTGCGCCCCGTCGACACGCTTCAAGATCAGCCGCCAGCTATAGGTGGCGCGCCGTATCACTTGGAAAGGCTCGTACCCTTTCGCGGCCCACTCGTTCAGGGTGGCCTCTACGGTTGTGTTCTCGTCCTCGAGAAGGTCAATAACCTTGTACATGCGCCACTCCTACTGGTTCCAGTAATCCACCGCCTCGACAAACGAGACAGACGGCAACGAGAATTTCCCGACCGCGTTCTGGTCGATGTCCATGCCGCGGTCTTCAGCCAGGTGGCAGAGGCACGTCGGCTGGTCGAACTCGAGATCGGCGCCGGCCGGTATGAGCTCGCGCACCGACGGCGAGATCGGCACTGTCCAGATGTCGCCATCTATCGACGTAACCGGCCCCGTTCGATAAAGGGCATGATTGTATGAGAATCTGGCGCCCACCAAGTTTGCAGTGGCATTGATGATGCGCAGCCGGATCGACGTAGCGCCTACCGCCGTCACGCCATCGGTAACGACCGATATGGCGCCCTGCGTGTATGGCGTGTCGTCGTCAAACGGGCTGTCGTCGCTGTGGTCCGTCTCGATAACCGGCTCGAATTTGCCGGAGACGTACGGAGCCGACAGGCTGGAGCGAACGCGCACCGCAATCAGGCCGGGGCGGCCTCCGAGTTTCTGGGCTATGGCGTTCCACGTTTGCCAGGCCCGTCTGTCGCGGTTTTGCATAACGATGCCTGAATACGTGACGCTCCAGAACCCCAAGTCCGTGCGGGTCGACGGTTCGATACCGCCGAGCGTTCGGCCTCCCGATCTGCTGAAAGGGACCAGGTCTGCCGACGCCTGCTGCGGCGTCAGCACACCTACTGGCCATTGGATGATTTCAGACATTGCCGCTCCTTAACGCCACTCGGCGCCGCCCTTCTGCTGCTGATATTTTGAGACTGCAGCGGGCGCTTGCTGGTTGGCGGCCGAGAGAATTCTGGGCGCTGCCGTGGTCACTGCGGCATTGCTTTCGCGCCGCACGTAAGCCTGTAGCTTGCCGTCGTCGTCGACCGTAACCCCCACCTGAACATCCACAGCCTGCTGGCCTGCACTGCTACGCTTGGGAACGGCAGGCGTCTGGAACTTCACCGGGATGCTGCGCCCATCTGGCAACGGCACGGCCGCTTCCGGCCCAGCCTCGCCGAAGATAGCCGCAGAGCGAGAAACACCGCCTCGAGCAAACTTCTTTAGCGGTTGTGGTCGGCCATGAGCGGCAATGCCGCCGTTGGCAAACGGGAAGATCGCCCCGAGCAAACCGCCGAGGAGCCCTCTGCTTCCGCCTCCGCCAGGTGCGCCAAACGGCCCCTTGCCGAGGATTGCCGCTTGTGCGACGGCCTCGATGAGGGTGTTCAGAAACTTGTCGAGCGCCTTGTTGCCAGTCTCGATCTTCGGAATAAGTTCGGAGAAGGCGTCGTAGAAGGCATCTCCGAAGAACTCTGCCTGCTCACGCACCTTGTCCTGCGTGGCCGCCAGCTTTTCAGCTGCTGACGATGCATTGGCGTAGCCAGCTGCGAGGGTATCGATCTGCGCGGTGAGTTCTGGCGTAATCTCTTTGCCGGCGCTCTTTGCTGCATTCAGCAGATCTTGCTTTGATGCTGCAAATTCAACGGCATATCCGAAATCATTTAGAAGCGGATTTAGTCCAGCCTGCGCTGCGGTTTCAGCCTGAATGGCTGCGGTTCGTTCCTGAATCTGCTCGATTTCTCGCTGCAGTTCGTCAGCGCTGCCACTACCACCGCCGCCTCCCCCTCGACTGCGACCGCCTCCTCCGCCGCCGCGACTCGGTGGCGGCTTGAAATCAGGTAAGGAGACTGGATTAACGGCGGCTTTCTTGCGCTTGCCGCCTCTCGTCCTTGGCCCACCTAGAGAAGTCGACCCAGACTCGGGCACGGCCTCAAAGCCGTTCTCGCCCAGTTGGTAGCCGGACACGGTGTCGGGGATGGCGGCGGCTGCGGCCCTGACTTCGGCGAGCTTGCCGAGCACTTCATTCAGGCGAGCGACCGCCTCGGTGTTATCGAATCCGAGGTTGGTGTTTTTCTCAATGGTCGCCTGAAGCAGCTCGACTTCCCGCTCGAGCGCCTTTACCGCGGCCTCCGCCGGCTCTTTATCAACGTTTATCACGTTGCCGGCGGCGTCGGTTACGCCAGAGATTCTGTTCAGCGTATCAAGAACCGCATTCAGCCCCTCGTTGTTGGCGAGGAAATCCCTGAATGCAGTGTCGGCGTCCTGAATTTTCTTGATCAGGCCAGAAACGTCGAAATTATCAATGGCGCCGGCTGCATTGTTAATGCCATGCGCAAAACGCTCGCTCGCGCCAGTCGATTGATTAAACTCGCGAACAACGTTCGTTAGGGACGTCCAGAGATTGTTAGTGGCCTGCGCAATTGTGAAAGTCGCGTTCGCGGCTTTCTGCTCAAGGATGACGGATCCCGCCTCGAATGCACGGAAGAAGGCCTCGGAGGAAATTGCGCCATCCACAACCAACTGTTTCAGTTGCGAGACAGAGCCACCTGCTTCCTTCAGGCCAGCCGCGGCCGCCTGGGCGATCGTCGGCGCGCCTTCAAGGATGGAGTTAAACTCTTCAGCCTGCACTTTGCCGCTGCCGAGCGCCTGCCCCAATTGCAAGAGGGCACCGCTGGCGGCCGTCGCGTCAGTGCCGGCAACGCGGAGGGCCAGCGCTACGTTGTTGGTGAAGGTGAGCAATTCCCCGCTGGTGACGCCAAGCTCCTTCTGCGCCTGTGCCGCTTTGCTGTATAGCGAAGCAAGCGTCTCAATCGGAGCGCCATTGGCTATCGCTGCCTTGGACAATCCTTCGTAAACGCGCTCCAGTTCGGCGCCAGAGAGTCCAGCCACCTTCAGCGAGTTATCGATGCGAGTGGCCGCTTCGGAAAGATTGCCAATGCCCCGGATAACATCCGTGAAGACGAAGGCACCAGCGACCGCGGCGCCGGCCTGCACCAGAGAGGCGGTCATTGCCTTCCCTGTGGATGCGGCCTGCTTCTGGATTTGCCCCATTTGGCGGTTTGTTATACCGCGCGCCTTGCTAAGCGAATTCTGGTAGCCCTTGAGGTCAGCACTCAACTGGACGACGAGGCGTTCAAGATCGGTTGCGGCCATTCGTTCTACGCCTTATGATTGATGCACGCACGACACGGAGGCGGCATGAAGAAGACTTTTCTGGCCGCAGTCGCGGCGATGTTGCCGGCTGGCGCTTCAGCCAACGAGATTGAAGACGCGATGAAGCGAATTGGCCCCGCTTACATGTGCGGGCCGACGCATGAGTACCGCGAGGCTCTGGATGAACTGAAGCAGGCACTCTTGGGTGCCGGAGTCCCAGAGATGTTGGCCGGATATGCGGTCGAAGGCATATCCGACTTCGTCACCAGGGAGCATGCTGCTAAGCGCGAAACGATCACAGCGAAGGAATGCACAGAGGTGTACGGCAGGGCTTAAATCCCGCTGTCATCCTTCGACTGCAGCCATTTCCAAAGATCGTCCGCCTCTGCGTTGGACATCTTCTCTTCGCCGCCGCCGTTCGCCTTCACATACCCGTCAAACGCCGCCGCGAACTGCCACATGGACATCGCGTTTATCTGCTGAGGCGTGAAGCCCATTGCGGCGCCAACTCCGTAGATTGATGCGAAGCGGATCTTGCCGTTAGGAAGATCGTCTACGCTGCTTCTGGAATTGGCGCTTCCTGCTCCCCCACTGGCTCCTCTGGCGCCCCCAGCAGGCCGGCAGAGATAACCGCAATGGCGATCGGATGGTTTTCAAGCGGAGGGCGGCGCTCGACGTACTGCCGAGTCTTTTTCAGCGCATCTGCGGGAGGCATCCCGCCCCCAACCAGTCCAAGACGGATGACGTTGGCAATGTCCTGCACGCGCCACTGGTGAGAGTGCAGCCTGTGCAGGATCATATACGGGCCGGCGTCGCACTCCTCCTGCAGAGTGGCAAGCTCTCCCCAACCCAGACGGAACGAATACGTCCCGTCTGCGAAGTCGAGCTCAATCCTGGCGTCGCGAGCCATTAGAACGTATCCGTGCGGACCAACTCGCCGTCGGACTGCATCGACACGTTGAGCGTCACACGACCGCCCTGCTCCGCGCCGATTTCCAGGGATTCGACGTGCATTTTGCCGGTCCAAGTAACAGTGCCAGTCGAGAATTCGATCTCGATCTTGATCGCCACGGACTCGGTGCTTTCGTACCCGTCAAGCCAGGTCTCCACCGCGGATGCAGCAAGGACGCCCTCGCCGGAAACAGATGCGGAAATGCTCTCCACGTCGCGGCCAAGCACAATGGGCTTGTCGGGGTCTTCGCAGTCCGGAAGAGCGACTTCGGAAAGCGACTTGGTGAGCGAAAGCGACTTGGACGTAAACCCGCAAGGTGCGGTGTAGGTACCAGTTCCTGCCAGGTCGAGCAGGACACGGAATTTCCCAAAGCGCGCAGTGATTGGTGCCGCCATCTTGTGGTCTCCATAAAAAAGGCCGCTCAGAGCGGCCGCGGTGTGGTGGTGATTGGTGAATGGCGGCTACGTGATCTCCACGAACGCCGTAACGCTGATTATCGCGCGATTGGTAACGCCGTCGCTTTCGCGCTGGTACCGCGTGATCCGGTGGCGAAGGCTCGCCAGTGCATTGGTAGGAAGAGTAATTTCAGCCTCGTGCAGCGCAGCGCGAACGGCTCCCGAAAGCTTCCTGACTTCTGCGCTGCCGAAAGCTTCGTTTGGCCCCCACGAATAGCAGTCGATCTGCAGTGTGATTTCCAGCCCATCAAGGCAATCTGCATCGTCTGTGAGTGCGTCGGATGGCCCCATCGAAATGTAGGGCGATGGCTGCTCTCCGTCCGGCGGACGATCGTAGACGCGGGAGCCAACAAAAGAAGCAACCGTCGCGTCGGCCTTCAATCGCGATATGATGGCGGCAGTGAGCTCATATGTCGGATCCATTAGCCGCCTCCCGCCGCCACTTCTCTGGCCGCTTTGTTCGCTGCCCGAGTAATGCGGCCCTTGACGCGCTTCCGATGCGCCCTGAACGAAACAAAGAAGAAGGGCGAGGCTGCAATGGCTGGGATCGTTGCGCCCGCAAACATGCCGCCCGCCGTATGGGCTGCCGTACCGAATTCTACGAAACGGGCATAATACGCATCCGCATTGCCGGCGTAGATCGTGATGGTGTTTTCGCTGCCAGTGTTTCGCATGCCTTGGCCGCGCACAGTTGCGATGGTCAAGGCACCTTTCGGCGCGGAACCCCACGTCCAGTCGATACTGTTTTTCAGAGCGCCGCTATAAGATGGGACAAGCGACTTCATCATGGCGACGATTTCGTCGGCGCCTTGCTGCATCGCCTCACGTATGCGCTTGCGTGCAACAATCGGCAAAAGTGCCAACTTTCTGTTGAGTTTGTCCAGCCCGATGACTTTCGCCGTCATGCGTCTGCCTGCGTGCCGATTGTCGCCAGCATGTCAATGTAGTCGTTTTTCTGAGACACATTCACAGGCGGCGAAGTGATTGCGTAGACGGCGCCAGATCGAGCATCAACTGCCCGCCAGGTTGCGTCCAGGGCGCGCGTAGCGACATGCGAGCGCACGCGTATAGTTACAGGCTGCAACCCTTGCAGGCGTGCGCCCATGACGGCCTCTGAGCCCATGCGCGGGATAATCTCGGCGGCGTCGGTGAAGACTGTTGCGAAGTCGCCGACGGTTGGTGTGCCGAAGCCGTCATCGCCCGCGGTTCTCTGCTGGAAATGAAGTCTGGCGCGCATACGTCCTGCGGACATTTGATTGCCTTTCGGTTCGTTCTGCTTTGCCGAGCGCCATTGCAGCAGCCGCGCATGCTCGTGTGACGTTTTTCACGTCACCCGCGCGAAATGCGATCGTGACGGGTGGGCGCGGCTTCCAGTCGTAGTCAGCCAGAAACCGCATCCACATTAGAGGCTTACGTTCGGGAACTGGATGTCGACGGCGAGAACGGTCGTCGACTTGGCGAGGCCGATCAGGCACACATACTCGCCAGCGCCAACATCTGCGAGAGGACACAGGCCGCCTGCGGTATCCGATAGATAGACCGCCTGCCCCGCCGTCAGGACCGCATCAACGGTCAGGTCTCCGCTCTTATGAACCGTGATCGGCTGTCCGTCGGAGGCGCCGCTGAGAGCGATCGCGCCAGCCTGACGGGCCGCGGTAGTCGCGGAGTTGCTGTCTGCCAGCATCCACTTTTTGGTGGTAGCGCTCTTGTAGACGACTTTGCCAGCCGTAATCGGCTCGCCGGCTGTGCCGTGTTCTTGCGCGGAATTCGAGCCCGCGATGATTGCGGAGGGCGTCAAGACTAGGTCTGCCATGGAATGTCCTTTTCAGTCAGGCCACCCGGCCGACTCTGTAGCGTTCAACAATTGATGCGACGCCCAGCGGCAACTCAGACAAGCCGCCGTCCGCTACCGCTTCACGGTTCTCGTAGAAGTGGCCAACAAGCAGCAGCAGCGCCCATCGGAGATCCTGCGGCAACGTTTGATGGCCGCATTGAAATGTGATCTTCACCGCTCCCGGTTCGCACGCGACTGACGGCCACGATGCGTCTCGCGCGGGCCAAATCCGCAGCGGCTGCTGGTCTAAGTCGTATCGCAGGCCCGTCACAGACTGTTCGACGCCAACATCATCTCGGTACGTGACCGACGTCACGGCTGTCACTGGGCCAAGTGGAACGATGATCTCGCAGGGGAAATGGTCGAGCGACAGTCGCCAGGTCTGCGAAAGCAGCGCAATGCCAATGCCGTTCGGACCTTCGATCGATGCTTCCGCCGCAGCGACCATAGACGTGATGTCATCGTCGTCATCGTCGTGAAATACGCGCAGATGGCGCTTGGCCTCTGCGAGGGTCACGGCCGGTCCTGCCGGCGCAACCGTTCTGACCAGCCGTGTCCACTCGTTCACTTGCGTCGCCTTTTAGTGGCTGTCTCGAGTGGCGGCTGCACAACGGCAGCTTCTATGGCGGGTACAGCGGCGGCTGTCTCTTCAACGGGCTCGCACTTGCGCTCCCAGCCAGCGCCAACCTTCGCGGCAAAAACATCGGCGTCGACGATCTGCCCCCAGCCAAAGGTGAAGCCATTGCCGGCGAGGCTTGATGTAACTCGTACGTTCATGAGGTGGTCGGGCGGCGCTTGGCAGCCCGCTCCCTATTAGGATGCAGCGTGCTGTAGAACTTTGACTGCGCCGGCATCGAGCAGCTCGCCGTCGAGGCGAGTGAAACCGATGAAACCGGTCTGGTCGTAATCAGCATAGCGCTCGACGAGGCGGCGGATCGCGAACTCACGAACCATACGAACGACGTAGCGATTGAACGCACCAAAGGCGACGGACTTGTTGGAGGCACCAATCGCCGCCATCGCCTGATTGATGCTGTAGGGCTTGTCGAGAATAGTCGCCGGAGCGCCAGTCCTCACATCGGCCGGTTGCCAGATATAATTTCCGGTGACCGTGTCTTTGATCTTGCGCAGAGACTTGAGCGTGCCGTCGTTGAACATGAAGCGAACCGACGGGTCATCGCGGTACGCCGGATCGACTGCGTGGAACAGCTCGATCATGTCGTCGAAGGTGAGCGCAGCGGCAGCAGCAACGCCGGTCACAGCGGTGGCTGCCGTGACGATGCCGTTCGGCTGGCTGGAGCCGGTGCCGACAGTCAGGTGGCGGTTGCCAATCCGGCCAATGCGCTCCGCCATAGCGGAACGCACAGTCCCTTCAACGTCGATAGCCGAGTCTTGCAGGAGTTCGGCGGAGACCAGCACGACACCGGAGGTGTATTTGTACGCCTCAAGCGTCTTCGTGCCGAATGCCACTTCCGTCTCGGTGACCTGCGTGTTCTCGCCAATGAGCGAACCTTCGTTGGAGGTATCGTCCATCGTCGGCCACGGAATTGAATTGCCGGCGGTCGTGGTCAGCACACGCGTAACGCCTGGATCCAGCATCGGACCCCAAGCCTTCAGCGACTTGACCAGTTCGGCCATGAAGCCTTCTGGCACAAGGTAACCGCCCTTGGAATCGGTGCCGACAGCCTGAGCGCGCATCTCGCGAACGATCTTCCGCTCCTCGGCCGGCATGTCTTCGAGGCCGTGACGGAGATAGCTCCGGAAGGCCGCAGCGCGGGCTTCGTCGGCGTTCTCCTGCCGACCACCCTGCACCGACCGATCTTCACCGTTCGGACGGCGGTCGTCAGCGGCGTTCAGGTCGCGCTCCCGAGCCTCCAGAACCTCCTCGCGCTTGATGCGCGCTTCAAGGCGGTCATATTCGGCCATTGCGGCATCGTGCTGGGATTCGAGTTCGGCGACACGCACTTCTGCGGTGTCATCCTTAATGTCGGCCAGGAGGGCGCGAGCGTCAGCAACGAGTTTCTGCTGCTTTTCGCGCAGTTCAGTAATCTTGGACATAGAGTCTCCATACGAAAAGAGCCCGCGGAAGCGAGCTCAGTGGAATCAGTTTTTGGTGGGTGACAGCGCTTGGTCAGCGCGTGCTCCGGACCCTGAGATCAAGGTCCATCTTCAGGCGGACTCTGTTAGCCGCCCTGCTTACCGGCGCTGCCGCCGGATCTGTGTTTCCTTCGTTGCCAGAATGAGCGTCCCGCCACTCCTGCAGCGAGCGCTTTCCGAGTTCGGTGTCGTCATAGGCTGGCCATGCGACCGCCGACACCTCGTAGAGCTCGACCTTGTGAATGGTGCGGATTGGCATCTCGCCAGTTTCGTCCCACTCATCATGCTTCACGGCGAAACCGAAGCTCATCCCAGAAATATCGCCCCGCTCGACAAGCGTCCAAAGGTCGTTGCCATCGGTCGTGTCAGGAACATCGACCTCTACGGCCAGGCCGCGGGAATCCTCTGACAAGCGAAGAGTGCCGCTCTTCGTGCGCCCAATGACGCGGCCGGCATCGTGGTCGACTAGCGCTCTGACGTCGCCCGCGATCGCCTCAGCAAAAGCCCCGGGCGCAATGCGCTCGATCCACCAGCCACCGATATCGGCGCTGACATCGAAGACAGCCGCATACCCAACAAGGGTCCGCTTCTCGTCTTCGGCGCGGGTCTCAACACCTAGCGTACCGCCGCGCTTTTCGATCTTGGTCATGCGGCTTGTGCCTCGTCGTCGGGGTTGTTGTCGTTGGCTGGCTGGCGAGCCGCGGTACTTTGCATGCCCAGAGGAACAGTGGCGCCTTGGATATGAAGCTTGTCGGCGTCGCCGCCCTTGCTCGGCCAGTTCTCCATCGCGCGTACCTCATCGGGGGTGTATATCCCGTTTTGGATGCCCTTTGCGTAGCCTTCCATACGAGTGCGGAAGTCGCCTCTCATCAGTGAATCGAGGTTAAACTCTACGAACTTGGTGCGATTGCGCGCCGAGAACAGCTTAAGGTTTAACTCCTGTTCCCACGCCTTAACCCACTGGGAAATCAGGTGCTTGGTCAACGCGAGGTCTTGCTGTTCCGTGTTGCTGAACGTGCCGTGAGTTAGATCCTGCAGGAAGACGGGCGGGATGCCGTAAATGCGCGCGATTTCCTCGATCCCGAGACGGCGGGACTCCACCATCTGCGATTTTTCCGGATCGACGCCTACGGCCTTCAACTCATGCCCTGTCGGCATGATCATGACGTTTCGACGCTCGGCGTTGGCGTCTCGAACGGCCTTCTCGACGTCCTGCGACGCCCTCGATGCAGCTGCCGGAGACGGCATTGGACCGTAAAGCGCCAGAGGCGGCACGCCACCGTTCGCGAAGAACTTGCGCGCGTACTCGTCAAGCGCGAGCGCTAGGCCGACCGCACCTTTCAGCTTGCTAATCGGATCGACGTGAGACACGCCATCGGGCTTCAGCATGAAAGTCAGGTCGAGGACTTCGTTGGCTGCATAGGTGACTTTCCGCCCGCCGTCATCGTAGTGGTAAAGCTTGCGGCCGCTCTTGCGCTCAATCGTCAGATTGTCGGTGTCGAGGGGCCAGATGCTCATCACCCTGCCGGCCTTGTTTCGTTCGATGAACGAAACACCGCGGCCACGCAGTAGGACGTTGATCATCATGCCCTTTCGCCACATGAACGACGTGAGCTCGTCGTTCGGCGCGTCATGCAGGATGCTGTAGAGCGGGTCAGACTCGACGGTGTCACGTCCCTCTCCGCTCTTCTTGAACACCTGCAGCGGAAGACTGGCGATCGTGTTGGCAATGAAATTCACCGCACACCACACTGCTGGCACTTCAAGCGCCGTTTCGTGCGTCACGACAACGCCGGCCACCCCGTGCCATTCGCCCATCAGAGTGCGCCAGGCGTTCACGTCAGAAAGCGGAACGCTCGGATTCTCCAGGCTCGCTCGCGTTTCCGCGGCGGCCTGCCTTTTATTAAATGGCCACATCAAACCACCGCTATTTTGAAGTTGGGATCTTCCCAGGGGGACGGGGCCTGAGCTCCGCCCGATGACCGCAAGTGCAGACCGAGATTCATGATCAAGGCGATCGCGCCATCAATCTTGTTTTCCGGCCGTTCTTTGCGCGGGTAGACGTTTTCTTTCGCGTCGTAGTGTCCGACAACGTTGCCAATCATCCACGACAGAGGGTCGCGGGGGCCGTAAGGGTGGGCAATCTTTCCGGAGCGCATGAGCGCATCGAGTTCTTTCGTCGGCTCCGAGAAATTCTGAACCGTCTGCCGATACTCAACGACGTTGGCGCCCTGCTCGGCCAAGTGATTGGCCATCTGTTGCGCCTGCCAAGGGTCATACGCGATCTCCAGAACATGAAATCGGCTCGACATCTCAAGGATATCCTGCTCGATCCTGTCTATGTCGATCACATCGCCTGGCGTGGCGATCAGCTTGCCTTCGGCTTCCCACCCACGGTACGAATCGTTGCGGCTTTCAATGATTGCCTGCTCCGGCACGTAGAAGCGAGCGAACGGGTAAACCTTGTCGCCGCGCTCGAATAGCGCCACGACAGCGGCAATATCCACTTTTGAGGCAAGGTCGACCGCAATGCGGCACGGTTCGCCGGCGAAGTCCTCAATATCGATCTCTTCATCAAAGCATCGATCCCAAGCGCGCATGTCGTAAAGCGCTTCGTTCGTCTGGATCCAGACGTTCAGGTGCTTCGTCAAAAAGTTCGCCTGAGACGCTGGTGACGACATCGCCTTGCGGCAAAGCGCAGCTATGTGCTCCGGCTCAACGGATATCCCGTAGTTCGGATTCGCCTTGCGCCACGTGGCCTCTTCGGTCCAATCATCATCCTTGTCGATCGTGTAGATGATGCCGAAATAGGTGTCGTCCTGCGCCGTGCCCTTCAGAATGTTGATCGTATAGGCGCGGTGCTCGTAGCAGATCCCGGTTTTGTCAGCGCCGGCCGTGGTGATGGCCCAGACCATTGACTGGTTGCGCTTGCCTGCGCCGGTTTCGATGGCATCGTAAACGCTGCGGTCACGGTGGGCGTGAAGCTCGTCGATCAGCGCGAAATGGACGTTCTTACCGTCGAGGGAGTCCGCATCGGCGGAAAGCGCCTCGAAATAGCTGTTCGACCGCATTTGAATAATGCGGTGCGCCTCAACATCGATGCCGAGTGCTGTCCGCAATGCCGTGGCGCGGCGAAGCATCGCCTGCGCAGCCGAAAACGCCACTTTGGCCTGGTCTCGGGTGCGCGCCGCAGAGTAGACCTCGGCGCCGCCTTCCTTCTCACCAAAACCGCAATACAGCGCTGGTCCGTCAGAGAGTGTCGTCTTGCCGTTGCCGCGGGGCACCTCTGTGTATGCGCGCCGGAAGCGTCGCTTGCCGTTGTCGTGCCGCAGCCAGCCGAATGCAGTTGTCAGGATGAAAGACTGCCAGGGCTCGAGAGTAAGGTTCTGCCCGGCCAGCGGCCCCTTAATGTGCGGCAAAAAGCATGTGAACTTGCAGACGCGCTCCGCTGCATCGTGATCGAAATAGTAGAGCCACCCCTCCTCGCCTATCGAGCGGGAAATGTCATCCAGTTGCCGTTGGCACGCATGCTGAACGTACTCGCACGCTGGGATGCGACCTCCAACCACATCAAGAGCATAACGGTAGCCAGCCGCAACGTGCGGATACTTCTCGGCGTCAATGTCATATTGCATGAGCTCACTTGAAATCCGCGAACGGGTCCGCCTCCGGCTCCTTGGCGCCTGGCGCCTGAACCTTGCTACGGTCGGTCGGGCTGAAGCCGAGTTTGGCCAGCGCGCCGATCAGTTTGGAAATGCCGCCGCCGTCGAGTGCGTTTTTGCGAAACAACGCCATTAGCTTGACGGCGATCTCGAGCATCAGCCGGTCTGCGTCGGTGAGCCAGAAACCGTAGCCGGCGAGCTCATCCCAAAGCTTCCGCTCTTCAGCGTCGAAATGTTCAGGTGCCGCGCCCACCGGACCATTCGGCCTCGGCTCGTTCTTCCGCGCGGCCTTGCGTTGCGGATCTTTCTTGAAGGCGCCCTTCAATTCGAGGGCAGCCGTCGGCTTCCTCGGCCTTGCCATGGCACCAAACTCCGATTTCGAATTTTGCGGACGTGAATTTTTTCTTAGGCCGCCGGTTGGCGGCAGAACGGGGCGAGCGATGTTCCCCGCCCCTCCCCTTTGCGCTCCTCGCGCTGCTTGGCACTGTTATGGTGGTGGGCACATAGGGACTGGAACGGGCCGGACCAAAAGAGTTCTTCACTGCCGCGGTGGGGCGTGACGTGGTCACAAACGGTTGCAGCTTCGACGACCTCATCCTCAAGGCACATGACGCACAGGGGATGAGCGCTCAACTGCGCTTCTCTGATCGATCGCCAACGCTTGGTGCCGTACCAGGCGCGCCAGGGCGTATCGTACCGGCTGCGATCTGCATCACGCTTTCGCTCTTGTGTGGAGCGCTGGGATGGCGGGCGAAATGGCTGAGCGCGTGAGGGCATTGCAGTTCTCGCACGTGACGACTCGCTATACTGTCGCGGCATATCGGTGGGGGAAATGATGTCGCTAAACCAATTCCAGATAATCAAGTCTCTTGGCGAGGCGCTTTCGTGGTTTGAACGGGAGCTCTCGTGGGGTGTTCCCGCCGCAGAGCTCAACCACTTGACCGGCCGTATCGGCGAACTCTACACCGCCATGTTCACTTACGGACAGATGGCAACGGAGGTGAACCAACGCGGCTATGATGTCGTCAGTGCTGGCGGCGAGCGCATTTCTGTAAAAACTATAACGTCTAGCAACCAAGTCGGCTTCAATCACAACACGTTCGAGTATGTCGACCGTGTAGTCGTTCTTCGCCTCAATACAGAGGACATGGCGATCGAGATCCTCTTAGATAAGCCCGCGAGCGACGCGCGAGCCATCATGAGAGAGGACAAGGTCGGGAAGTTGATCTTCCCGATCTATCGGTCTGCGGCTCAAGCCGATAACGTGTCGGTTGCCGATCTGCTGGTCACCAAAGAAGCGCAATACAAAGGGTATACGATCAAGCAATACGAGAACGGGACTGTCCAGGTCAGTAAAGATGGTGAGCTGCAGCAGCCCGCGCGTCCGATTTTACGCGAGTTCGCGGCTGAACTGCAAATTGATCCTTTCAACAGTACCGGTTCGCCGAAAAACACCCGTTATCTAGGCGATCAGATCATTCGGAAGATACTTGAACTGCAGTACCCGCTTGCCTCTCAAGACTAGCGGCGCAGTCCGGTGTGCCGCACCGCTGAGATGGTCCGTCACCTGAGGAGGTCAGATGTCGAAACTCAACCACAGCAGGGTCGTTCTGAAGAATATTGATTTTTGCGCGGGGCAGGACAGATTCTCTGGTGCTAGCCTCAACGGAAGCAGAAAGAAGACCTACACGCCAGAGCAGGTCAGTGAAAGTCGGTGGCAATTTCTCCTGAACTGCGCTCGCGCTGAAGTGCGGGGGAGCAAGATGCCCGGGGCACCGAAAGCCATGCGCCAGATGCTTCGTTGCGCCAAGGGCATGAACGAAACATGCGTTAGGGCCTGGATTTCACGGCAGCCAGACTACGCAGAAGCCAAAGAGGTTGTTCTCTCCCGTGAGAGTCGGCGGCCCACACTGCCTACTTCAACTTCTTAAGCAAGAAGCGGCCAGCTCAACCATTTAAGGGAGCCGGCCGCTTGATCGCCCGTCGCCGAGAGGAGGCAGCGCCAGGCAATGGGGATGAGGCAGTCCCAGCAATGCTCGCGAGTTTAGAACGTCCGCGGCCCGACAGCGCCTCAAAGCAAAAAGGCCGCACAAGGCGGCCTTCGGGGAATTTCACCCCCTCAATAAAATACGATGTGAAGACGCTATTTACCGGACATCACGCTGCGATTTTTTCTTCCGCAGGTGTGAATTCCACGCGGGCCGTCTCATCGAGATTGATCAACGCGTCAATCGCAGCATCAATGAGTAACGGGCCGCGCTTCTCGGCGTACGCAGGTGCCTGTCCCATCGCTATGCCAATCTCCTTCGCTGTAGCATCGGTTATCGCCATATCGAGCACGAGTGCATGCCGGCCGAGGTGGTGGCGGAGATGATCAACATAGTCGAGAACCTCCACCTGCCGCACGAATTCGGGCTCTCGGCCGGCCGCCGCTGATATCTCGCCCAATGGCTTCGGCTTCTTCACTCCTCCTACCCACTGTGGACCGGAAACAAGCCCATCTGGGCATCGGGTTGCAGGAACTGCGAGTTGGTCGAATGAGACCGAGCCGTCTACGCCGAACTCCCTCAGCATCGCGCGCCCTTCCTTAGCGCCGAATCGGCCGTGGCGATCTTTCGTACTGGGAGCTTCCCGCGCCAGGGGAACATAGAAGTCGCCGATAGCCGGTTCACCCGATAGAGGCTTTGAATACGGCTTGGCCGTCAATGGTGACGCCACGGCGCCCGGCAGCTTCAAGTAAGCCCAGACTGCGGCATCAGGCCTACCCGGCGAGGCTCCGCCCTTGGCGCCACGAGGGCGTTCGACGGGGCGTAGTGAGTTACCCTTGCCCGTCTTGCCCCACTCAATCAACCTGCCATCGCGGAAGAGCAGATTACCCAACTGGGTATCCTCGCCGCCATTTTTATTCTTGTGGTGGGTCGGTGTGCAGTCCTTCCGCTCATAAACGTTGACGATCTCGTTCGTGAAATGCCACCGCTCCTTGTCGATGGCCTTCCAACCGACGGCGGCGAGGATCTCCGCCTCAGAGGGGCGAACTTCAATAGTGGTCTCCGGATCCAGATGGTTTTCTTCCGGCGCCTGAACCTCCGATCCCGGAGAAACCATGTTCTTCCAGTGGCGCAGGGCGAAAAGCCTTCGATAGTCGCCGCGGTAGGCGAGCCGTTCAAGCGCTGGCCAAGCCAGTTGCTCGCGAGCAGGTTTGTTGTCGTTTGCCGGCGTGACGGTGCGCTTCAGCTTGACGGCGACTGGCTTTTTTGGAGGGCTGGTTGACTGGCTATGCTCCGCAAGGAGCTCGGACAATTTCGAGAAATCTCGATGGCGGGGGTTCGTCATGCCTTGCTCCATTTCGGCTTAGGGTCAGGAATGTCTCGGATGTCTTCTGATGCCTGATTGATCAAACCGCCGGGGAATTCCATCAGGAGCGCGGCCTTCTCTCGAGCTAAGCGGAACGCACCGAGCCTGGCTTCCTCCGCTGCGGTTCGCGTCACGCACAGACTGAGCTTGTACTCGCAATCTCTTTTGACCCTTTCCAGCTCTGCCTCAAGGTCGGTGATCCGTTGCCTGAACGCCTCGATAACCGTGTGCGCGTCAGCGAGACAGGCGCGGTAGTGTCGACCTTGATACTTCGGATCACGCGGGGCCATCTGGTCGGCGATCTCGATGGATAGTCGCCCTGGACCTTGTCGCTTCATCTCTCGCTCCACTGATGCTCGAGCAGCTTCATCGCTTCTCCTCCTCTATTCGGGGTATGGCGTTCCCAGACGCCTACCCCTCTGAAAGAGGGGCAAATGCCGGGAACCTGGGAATCCGTTTATTTCCAAGGGCTTATCCGTTCCCAAAAATCTTGGGAACGCTGGGAATGGGAACGGTAAATCGTTTCTTTTCAACTACTTAACGTTCCCATTCCCATGGGAATGGCCGTTCCCAGAAATGGTTGGGAACGGCTTTGGGAACGCTACCGCGGCGTGCCCGTTGTGAAGTTGCCCAGCCCAATGGCGAAGATGCCACCTGGTACATCAAGCCATTTAGCGGTCTTTTCGCCCCTCGCAGCAGCGCGTACGATCTCACCACGCTCGAGCGCCTCGGTCGCCAATGCGTCCAGCCGTCCCTTGGCAATCCTGCGAAGCTCTTCTGGAAGGCGCTCGCGCATTTCAAAAAGCCCACTTGCCCCGGTCTTCGTGAACGGCGAGCCTGCATTGGCGGCAGCCTCAACCGCCACAACAAGCGCAGTGCGCAGATCATCCTGGGCAGGAGCCGAGGTGCCGAGCCCAGCGGTCTTGTCGACGAGCAAGCCGGAATCGCTGCGCGCATAGGTACTCATGATGCGACGAGCGGCGCCATTTGCTTTGACGACCCCGCCCAGAACAATCCGATTAGGCTGGTACTGTATGCCCAGGGACTTGCAGGTGCGCTTCGCCCTCGCCTCATCCGCGGGCCACATCGCGTAAGCAAGTCGAAGCCCGTCGACCAGTGCAGTGCTGCCGCGGATTGCTTCGCGAGCGTCAGCAAGCGTTTCGATAGGAGCCTTCGATTTCCTCATATGATGGGCCGTTAAAATAGTTGCGCCGGTTTCGGTCGCTAAGCGGCTGAGCGATGTGCAGACGAACTGGCCCGCTGACGGGTCCTCATTCAAGGCGACATGTGCGAAACTCGCCAAAGGATCGAATGTCACCAGACGAAGGTCGCCGATGTCCTTGAGCTGATCGCAAATTCGCTTGAAGTCGTCGGTCTCAATCAGCCCCTGCTTGCGGTCTTCTTTCCAGAAGGCTCTGGCACCGCCTGCAGAAGGCAAAGGAACGACAATCATCCGTTTACCCGCGGGACTGTAGCGGTTGCCTTTTGTGTCGAGCGCGTCAATGCGGCGATGCACCTCGTTGGCGTCGTCTTCGCTCGTGATCATCACGGATGTTCCCTCGCCCACGACCTGGCCGCCGAAGATCGGAGTTGCGAATGGTCCGCCGCTGCCGAAGGCCACCCGGCGATGTAACTCGAGAAGCGCGAAGCTTTTTCCGGTGTCGCCGGCCGCCGATACCATTCCGGGAACGCCAAGCGGGATCACACCATCGACGAGATATTGAACCGCTGGCGCTTCTCCCTTGAAATGGTCAACCGTCCATTCGAAGATCGAGAGCGCGCGAGGCTCGGCCGGAACGGGATCGTTGTCGTTTGCAGCCACCGGTGTTTTCTTGGCAAGCTCCTTGGCCACGAACGCCTCGACCTTTTCCGGGTCCATCTTCTGCGTGACGTCATGCTGACGGCCGCGGTGCTTCGTCGCGATTGCAGACAGATCGGCGCCCCCGTCGCGCGCCAATTGCGCAACGGTGCTTAAGGTGACGCCTTTGCCAGCTGTGAAGCCCTTCCACCGTGCGGCAACGTCGCCTTTTCTGTATTTGGCGCCGCGAGCGCTCCATGCGTCGGCGATGGCGAACCCATCGACCCCCAGGGCGCCATGAACTGCCATCAGGACGTTCACCCAGTCTTGGTAGCCAATGTCTGGCGAGATAAAGCTCAGCAACTCCTCGACTTCGGCCGCGCCTGCAGGTGCATTGTCATTTGCAGGCGTGTAGTCATGCCGCAGCGGACGCCTGGGCGATCGGACGATGTCGACCAACCACTTAGGGGCTTCGGCAACCTCTGCCATGAAGCCACTCGTGGTATGGCCTCCCAAGAACTCGTAGAAAGTTCCATCTGCGAGCGTGCTGCCAGCGGCGATGACATAGCCGCCCTGCGCCCGTATATCGATGTCTGCAGGAAGGCTGCCTGTCGAGGTGGTTAGGCCATCCACATGTTTGAAGAGGAAGTGTGTTCCTCCCGTTGCCGTCTGCACGACAACGGTCGGCGGCAGCGGTTCGTGCTCGGCCTCAAGGGCTGCGAGACTGACGTCGCCGTGCTTGCCTTCCTTCACGTCCACGTCGAGCGCGAAGAAGCCTGTTTTCTCGCCCGTCGGGATGCCGACCAACGCATCTGGATTCCGCCGCCACCATTGGCGCACGATCTTTTCGTTCGTGCTCGCGCCGTATAGACCATTTGATGTCAATGGGCTTTTTGGGCCGTACACTCTGCCCGTGTGTGGATCCAATTCTCCCGAGACGCGGCAGGGAAAGACGGGAATCCCGGCTGCGATGTATTCGAGCGCGACGGCAAGGTTGTCCCCGATGGATGGTGTTTCGGAGTTAGGCTGAGCGGCGGCTGTGGACGTCGGCAAGCTGGCCTCCAAGTGCTGATGTTGCTGCGGCAGTGTTCTTTTCTGCGATTGCCGGCTGAAATGACGCGCAGTGCTGTCCGCCCATATTTGGCGCTATCGTTCTACGAGTGCCGTCGGGGAATTCGCGAAGCAGAAGGCCGTAGAGACGCACGTCGCCGAGTTGGACCGTGAAGCGGGCGAGTGTTCTGGCGCCGCCAGGTGACGGCGGCCTTTCGACCGCCGTAATAGATTGGATGATGGGGTCCATCAGGCGGCCTTCGCTGAGCGAGCCGCTAGCTCGTTTGCCTCGGCCTCGTATTCTTTCTGCCAATCCTCCAAGGTGGCGTACACGTTGCCGTCACCGTCGTAGATGCCTCCGGCGGGGTCGATGATGACCGCATATTCGTCATTGCTGTCGCCATAGCCTTCGAAGATCGGGTAGTTTCCAGAGGGGCAAAGGCGCCATGCGATTACGGATCGATGCTTGTATTGAAAAAATCCGTCTTCCCAGCGCTCGGCGAACACAGCGACGAACCCAGGGTTAGCTGGGACTACAGGGATAAAAAGCTCAGCCACGTCCGAGTAAGATTCACAAATTTGCTCGCCGCCGGTCGAAAGAAGGAATCTTGTCTTACCGTTTCGAAGCGCAGTGAATTGAACAACGTGCTCAGAATTGATGCTCAGTCCTTCCTTGGTGGTGATGATAGGCATATTTCTCCTCTCGCCGGCGCGTGGCCGGGCGGCAATGGTTGATGATTGTGGTGTGTTGCTGGGGAACTAACGGCGTTCGGCAGGCTAGCGGCTCTAGGCGGCAGTCGCGCGAGTGACTCTGTTGTCATTGGCACACCACGTGGAGGTACGGGCGCGTTCAACTACCCAAGCATCCAGGTCCGCGGTGTTGTAAACCACGCTCCGGCCCAACTTATAGAACCGGGGGCCGCCTCCGAAGCAGCGGAGCTTGTCGAGGGAGCTTTTCGAGAGGCCGACGTAAGCCGCTGCCTCTTTTACGCGAATGTTTTTCAAGGGCATCTCCTTTGTTTCAAGTTGATGCCTGCAGTATGATGGTTTTTACATTTTAATCAGCCGCACGAACTTCTAACCTTGTTCGGTCAGTCATTCATAGTCTCGAGACGCCTCTTTCGCCGCATTCCAATCGGCGACACATCTCTGGACATGTCTCTCGCTGTACCTGAAGTGCTCAGCAGTCTCCCGAACAGCCGCCTCGTATGTGTTGCCGTCGCTTTGCAGCTTTCCAACCATCTCGGAGATGTCAAGCCATTCGTCGGGCAACTCGCTGCCTCCTTTTCGGAGCGCTTTAGCACTGCCTGGAGGCAACGCAATCCGCTCGATCCATTCGGCCGCGAGATAGCGGATCGCTCTATCATCTCGATCGGCGCGTAGAGCCGCAATAAGCTTTTGCATTGCCTCTTCCGCGCGTCCTTCTGAAATGGCGGCCTCTATCGCGGATGCGGAAAGGCTGAACGGTTTAGGTAAGGGTGCCATCACTTCCGCCCCATCGCTGAGATAATCTTGTTACCGATTTCATCCGCCGCACGTTTAAGCGGATCAACATCGAGGTGGGCATACCGCTGCGTGGTCGCGGCTTGAGTGTGACCGAGCAGCCTTCCAATAATGGGAAGGCCGAGGCTGCCGCCGACGCCGACGCTTGCAAAGGAATGGCGGAGGTCATGTAGGCGCGCACCCTCTATCCCTGCACGCTTGAGAACAGCCTCCCACGGTTTGTTGAGATCCGCCCTGGGTTTCTCGTCTTCCGTTCCGGCCGAACTCCCAGCGATCACATATTTTCCAATGCGCGGCAGCCCTTCAAGGACGCCAATGGCCGCGGCCGACAACACGACGGTCTTCTTTCCAGTTTTCGAATCCCCAAGGAATAGGACCCCGCGGTCAAGGTCCACTTCCGTCCACCTCAAATCGAGAATTTCTCTCCGCCGAGCTCCAGTTAGCAATAGCAAGCGGATCGCCGCAACAGCGTGCGGGCCGTACACTGTCCTTCGGCTCTCTGGCTTGGGTGCGTTTCGCGCCTTGGCTTTATTTACGTCCACCTCGTACGGCAAGCCAATCGTCTCGGCCTCATTGAGCGCATCCCCCAGCGCCGAGAGTTCTGCAGCCGTCAAAAATCGCTCTTTCTTATTTTCGCGAAAGCGTTCGACTCGCTTCGTTGGATTGTGACCGTCCGGCACCAGGCCGACCCCTTGCGCCCAATTGAACGCCGCCGAGAGCACAGCCAAGGCGCGGTTCGCTGTCGTCTTGCCCGAGTTTCCATTCCTACGCTTGCCACGGACGATGCCAGATTGGAGCCGCGCAACATCCGCAGGCGTCACTGCCGACGCTCGCATGCTGCCGATCGCCGGCTTAATGTGCTTTTCGACTACGATTCCGTATTCGGTCTGCGTTTTAGGTTTCCGCTTCGACGCAACATGGTCGCGCAGGTACGCGTCGACAACCTCGGCCAAAGTCAGCGAGGCGCGCTCCGCCGATCTTGCCCCTGCCGGGTCGGCGCCGAGCGTGACACGTGCCAATGTTCGCGTTGCTTCGTCGCGGGCGGCCTCCGGAGAGTGCGTGGCAGGCGTACCAATCTTAATTCGCTTCTTTGCGACACCGCGCCCGCCAGCGCCTGGTCTGTATTCCAGAATCCACGACTGCGCCCCGCTCGGCATGACCTTGAGACCGAAACCCTTCACGCTCTCGTCGTAATAGATGACCGGCTTTTCCGCCGGCTCGATCGCAGAGACGGCCTTTCGCGTCAGTTTGATTGTCGGCATCAATCCCCCTATTGAGTCGCCACCGAGTCGCCACCAAAAATGAAACACGAGAAAACGTGAGGCGAAACTCACTAGGATATATAGGCCAAAACGCCTGAAAAATAAAGGGTTCTTGACACAGACGGAAATTCGGTGCAATTCAAGTATGCTGACTTTTAATCAGTAGGTCCAGGGTTCGAATCCCTGCGCGCTCACCACTGCGCCCTTGCCGACGCCATACTCGCGCGCTCTATTGCCTCCCAGTCAGC